TTGATATTAATGGTGGAGCGATTGATGCTGTAACATTAGGCACTAATTCAGCGATAACAAATGCAGTAATTACAACTGTTGATATTAATGGTGGAGCGATTGATGCTGTAACATTAGGCACTAATTCAGCGATAACAAATGCAGTAATTACAACTGTTGATATTAATGGTGGAGCGATTGATGCTGTAACATTAGGCACTAATTCAGCGATAACAAATGCACAAATTGACAACATTAATATCAATGGAAATACAATATCGAACACAGCAGACCAGACATTCAATATTACACCACTTGTAGGAAATGATGTATTGATTGATGGTGCAGTTAGTATTGATTCAGGAGTTGTAGCAGGAATAACAGATTTAACAGCAACAGATATAACTTCATCTGGTATAATAGATGCTACAACAGTTAAAATAAGTAAAACACTCAGTTTTGATGGAACTTCGCAAAATTTAACTGGTGCAGGTGCTGTTAATGCAACAACCTCAGTTACGCAAATAACAACTGGTGCAGGTGCTGCTGCTTTAACAATAGACAACGGAACAGTCGAAGGGCAGATTAAATATTTATATATGGTTGCGGATGGTGGCGGTGATGCTACATTAACCGAAGCTGGATGGACATTAGTTTTTGCAGATGTTAATGATGGTGCTACATTAATTTGGGATTATTTAAATACGTTCTGGCGATGCGTTGGTGCTGCTGGTGCTGTATTTACACCATAAAAGGAGATAGAAAATGGGAAGATATGAAGTAGCAAGATCAACAATAGACGGAACTCAACATGCAGTATTCGATTCAGCGGTAATAGCTTATGCAGATACAAACGAACACGCATTGACAACAAATCCACTTGAAAATATAGAATACTATAAAGAGTTAGTATTTGAAATCAAGGTAACATCAGGTGCAGGAACAACCGCACAAACACTTACACTCGGTTTTGCAACAAGTAATTACGAGGTTACAGGTGCTGAGGCAATCGCAGCATTTGAAAGTGGATATTGGGAAGAGAAAGAAATTACTCTTAATGCAGGTGCAGATGTGCTTTACTACAAAACAACTATTGCCGCCGCTGATATTAAAGGAAAATTCCTTTACAGCAAATACGCTTATGGTGCAGACCCAACGGGTGACCCAACAGTAGAAGTCAAACTCAACTTAATTTAAGGCGGTCTTATGGCAACTTATTATGTAAGAACTGATGGTAATGACGGGAATTTAGGAACTTCCGATAGTGCTGGCGGTGCTTGGTTAACTCCGATTTATGCTTGGAGTCAGGTAAGTGATAATGACACAATATCTGTTAATGCTGGAACGTATGTAATAGATTCAAGCATAGCGGCAGGAACGCTTACTTACGGCATATATATGAACGCTGCAAAAATTGTTGATTGGATTGCGGTTGGTTCTGTAACATTTCAAGCATCAGCAAACGAAACATATTCGTTACTCTACATAAGGGGAAATACAAAATCAGTTACGTTTACTGGGTTTATATTTGATAATGATGGTAAGTCAAACACAGCAACAGTATATATTCATTCTACCGCTGGTAATGAAGTTTTTACTAATTGTACTTGGATAAATGGCAAGGTAAAAGACCTTTATGATTTGGGCGAAGATTCAACCTATGATAATTGCACGTTTAATAGTACATTATTAACAAGTCATGCCATACAAACAAGGAGTGATGACATTACGTTTAATGACTGTACTTTCTCAAGTACTACAGCAGGAGCATTAATAAAGTTTGATGGTGGCAGTGGTGGTAATCTTACAATGGATGGATTAACTGTTACATCTACAAGTTATGCACAAGGTGTTTTAATAGAAGCGTCTGGTACGTTCTTATTCAAAGATGTTACCGTAAGTGGGGCAACAACGTTAGGTAGTGTTCTACAAGTTGATGCGGGTGGTAAATCTGGTAGCATAGAAATAGATAATTGGGATGTTGATATAGCAGCCAATCCGTCAACAGGTGGAATATATTCACTTCTCAGTCATTTTACTTGGAATATACACGACTCAGATTTTAACTATACACACGTTGGATTTAATAAAGCAGTAATACAACTGCGTGACCAAGATACTACAACAATTAGCGATAATGTATTTAATGTAGAATCGGAAGCAGCATCTACTGAAATTTATTTATATTCTACGGGGTCAACAACAGGACAACAAACAGTAGAAAATAACACTCTTAAAAGCAAAACATTGACAGGTTATCATGTATTTATTGGTAGTGAAGTAGCAGGTGCTGGCGATGATGATTTAACTGGTACGATTATTTCAGGTAATGATGTTTATGGTGCAATATACTATGATGCCGCTAAAACCCCTTCTGCACACGGAATTATCATAGGATATAATATAGACGGTGTTATAAAAGAAAATTATGTTAATGGTACTGGGATTGGAATAATCGTAAAATCGTCTGGTGATGCTTATGCTTCTGGTGGAATATCTAATAATATTATAATAAACAACTATACTGAAAATATCTATGTAAAAGGAACACAAGACGTTCCAATATATAACAACACGATTATCCAAACTGTTGACGTATCAACTACTGGAATACGCATAGCAAAGAATGGAGTTTTAGGTGATTCTGATGATTGTATAGTAAAGAACAATGTAATCTATAGTACGATTACAGCAGGTAACTTTTATGCAATTCTATTGGGTGTTGAAGAGTTTGCCGCTGGATATGTAATAGATTATAATGATTGTTTTAGTACACAGGGGACTGGGTTCAGATCAGCATCAAATGGTTCTACATATACATCATTAACAACATGGCAAGCCCAAGTAACAGCGGCTAATTCGATTAATTCAGACCCATCATTCAATGATAACTATTCTATAAAAAGCAATTCTAAATGTAAGAGTTCAGGAGAAATTCTGAGTAGCCCTTACTATTATCAATTAATGTATAATGCTAAATTCCCAGACCCAGCATTAAAACAACAGAGTGGAAGATGGAATATGGGTGCTTATTCTGCAAGTTCTGGTGGTGGAAGAAGAAGGAGAAGATAATGAAACTATATGTAGCAGACGCTAAGAGTGATTTCACAAGGCACAACATCACGGCTTATATTGACCACATAGATGGGTTATGTTACAATCTAACAGGTGATTTTACAGATGTTCCATATTCAGCTTATAAAACCACAATAGGAATAGAATCTATCGGTTATAAATTCAGAGCGTTAGTGTATTCTAAAACCGATACTGAAATGATAATCTATGCACCTCTTTAATTACTTTAGATGTGAGTGGTTGGGATGTAAGTAATGTTACCACTATAGCTCATATTGTTCGTGGTTGTTCAAGTTTAGAAGTCTTAAATGTGAGTGGTTGGGATACCTCAAAAGTAACTACGTTAGCGTCTGCTTTCCGAAATACTGACGGTCTCGACACAAATGATTATAAAGCTGTTCAATATTGGGATATAGGTGTATTAACAGATGCAACCAATATGCTCGATGCTTGCACCAACTCACTATCAACATCAGACTACAACGCAGTATTAACAGCTTGGGAAGGACAACCACATCAAGATAATGTAACTGTCCATTTTAATAATGCAAAACATAGTGGTGCGGGAACAATAGCAAGGGCAGCATTAGTTGCAGATGGTTGGACAATAACTGATGGGGTGCAGAATGATACTGACAAAAGAATACAGATTGGTATGGAATAATGATGAGATTATACTCTACGGTCAATTTGAATTAACAACGCAAACGGAAACTGAGCATAATGCACTTGATTTTAACACACAAGAAGAATTAGATAGTAAAGTGTTGGAATTAGGTTTCGAGATACCTAAAAATAAAATAGGAGGAAAAGATGAATGAAATTTTACAGTTAATCCTTAACAGCGGATTTAGTATTGCAGCGATTGTTGGTGTAATCGGTTTAATATTAAATTTTTTGTTAAAGAAATTCGTAACGGAAGTAAATATTACTAAATGGGGAGATGCGGTTAAAGTATTTTTCAAAGGTTTAGGAATAGCTTGTACTCTCGGTCTAAGTAAAATCCCTTACGTTAAAAGCGTCTGGAACAGTATTTTAGAACCATACATTGTTATCGGACTAAGAATGTTAATTCTAAATATGGTCGCAGGCTTCATTGAAGGCTTAGAAACTGACAACGAAAGTTTCAAAAGTAATTAGGGATTGAGTTATCAAAAGTGGCATTTATCCATTTAGGGTTATAACCAGACAGCCTGAGATAGCTCATTTAAAAAAGGAAATATGAAAAAATTAATACTGATCGTTTTTATTTTATTTGCCATTAGTTTACAGGCGAAGATCTTGCAAAACTTCAACTTCGGCACATCATTCTCGGCACGTAGTTCTCAAATTGGTGAATATTTCGATTATGAAATTGCCATAGAATTTGAAAAACCAGACTTGATATACATTGAAATAGAAAAAGAAAGAGAGAATGATAATTGTTACTATAATCACGAGTTTAAATTGAGCCACAGTAGGTCATTTTTAACTTCTAACGCTAAATGGCTAAATATACAGTCGAGAGATATAGATTTAAAACAAATTGATGTCAGGGGTGTTTATTCTAAATATAGTTTAGGAATTGCTCAACAGTGGAATAATGATATACCTGAAACGAAAATAGTATCGGGTATTGAATATAAAACGAGATTATATATATTGAACTTTTTATTTGGACAGGATTTTTTAACTGGTAATTTTAAGGAGTGGGACACTGAGACTAATTGTAAGATAGATTTTGATATTTATTTTATAAACGTATACTGGAAAAGTATAATAAAGAATTATGGAATTTTAGATTGGAAAACTAAATTTGGAATCGGAATAAAATTATAAGGAATTGAAAAATGGAATCAATTGAAATTATTAACGAAAGAACAAATCAAAATACAAAAAACATTTCTAAAGTATTTGGTATATTGTTTGGCAATGGCAAGAAGGGACTTATTGCAGAGCATACAGAGGTTAGAGCTAATTTAATATGGATTAAGACATTATTAATCCTGAACTTAACAGCCTTAGTTGGAATGATTTTTAAGTCATTTTTATTTTAGTGTCTTTTTTTTTTGACAACAAATAGCCGATTTGAATAATTGGTTTTGGGAGGTTATTATAACATACACAACTAAAGCAGATTTTGAACTATTTAAGAAAGAATGTTGGAAATGGATTAATCGTCTTGGATTGCATAGTTGGGAATATTCATTTGTTCATGCAGATATAGATGCTAATGGAGACTGCACATCATTTAGAAATGCAAAGAGAATACTAATCAGGTTTGCAAAATCAATAATTCCAATAGATAAAACCAAATCTTTTTATATTAAAGAAATTGCTCAGCACGAAGTTTTCCATGTTTTATTAGAAAATCTCTATCATCAAGCATTTGATAGATCATATTGCGATGAAGATTATAGAATTGAAGAACACGCTGTAATACATAAACTTCAAAAAGCATTTAAAGGGGAATAATGTTTTGTTATAAAGACCGTACTTTTTGTCCATTTGATAAATGTTCTAAATTCAATACTTGTAAAACAGCTTTGACAGAAGGAGTACAAAAGGATGCTGAAAGGTGGATGAAAGACCCACCAATTTGCGTGTATGTAGATAAACCTGATTGTTATAAGGGGGGAATAAATGACTAATAAAAATAGACTGAGACTCAATAAAGGGCAATTAAAAGTTGTTAAAAAGATGAAGGGTAATAGTGATATTAAATCTTATTTACTACTTGGTTGTATGCATATACCACATTATAATAAGCGTATTGTACAAGGTATCTACGACCTTATGGACACACATAAATTTGATGGTATTGTTCTTGGTGGTGATTATCTTGATATGGGGTCTCTATCAACTTATGATAAAGGTAAGGTTAATAAAATGGGGATTACATTAGAAGATGAATATTTCGTTGCTAATCTTGTTTTAGATGAACTTGAAAGCAGATTAAAAAAAGATGCTGAAAAGGTGTTTATGTTTGGCAATCATGAAAATAGATATTGGCGTTGGCTTAACGATGTTGATAATGCAAAATACGGTGACTTAATTAATCCAATTTCTGCATTAGGTTTAAAAAAACGTAAGTGGAAAGTTTATGATAATTACAAACAAGATCAACATAAAATAGGTTCACTTCATATAACACACGGAGATTTTTGGAATATCCATGTAGCAAAAAAGACTTTAGATACTTGGAAAAGAAATATGTTGTTCTGGCATACACATAGAATCCAAATTCATCGTGAGGGTGATTATTGTGCTTATAATTGCGGTTTCTTAGGTGATATTAAATCAGAAGCGTTTAATTATGCACCGTTAAGCATGAAAATGAAGTGGGGGAATGGCTTTGCAATCGTTAATACACTTGGCAAAAGACACTATGTAGATTTAATAAACTGCGTAGGCAACGGATTCACTTACGTAGGTGTTAAATATGGGGAGTAGATAATGAATAAAGAACGATTAATAAAACAATTACAACGACATGAAGGATTAGTATTAAAACCTTATAGATGTTCCGCAGGGAAATTATCTATTGGCTATGGAAGGAATTTAGAAGATGTTGGGATAAGTAAAGCCGAAGCTAATATGTTGTTAGTAAACGATATTCATAAATGTATAGAACAGGTTGCAAAACTATTTTGTTTTGATAAGCTTAATGATGTTCGACAAAATGTTTTAATAAATATGTGTTTTAATTTGGGGATTTATGGACTAAAAAAATTTAAGAAGTTTTTAAGAGCTTGTGAATTGGAAGATTTTACTACAGCATCAGTTGAAATGCTGGATAGTATGTGGAGCAAACAGGTGGGTATAAGGGCAACGGAACTATCAAACCAAATGAGAATAGGAAAATTTCTTGACCCTAAATAATCACGCATAACGAGTCACTCCTTCGCTTCGCAATGGCAGTTCCTCTCATTATGTGCAACTTAGTTTTTCAATATATTCACAAACAATCTTTTTCCTACAGAATGGACAATATTTGTATCCATTTTTTTCAGGAGTATCTTCAAGCATAATTATTGTATTATTACAAGAAGTGCTATAATAAGAATCTTCTTCAAAATCTCTTACTTCTTTCCATTTGCACACTTTGCACACTTCGTCAGGCAACACACTATCAATATGGTCTTCATTGGCATCACATTTTGGACAAGTCCATACATCAATCAATTCTTTCTTGCGTATCATTTTAGTCCTACAAATATCACATTTTTTTTCTTTTCTGGGTTTCTTCATAAGCATTAGCAATTATATTTGCATCCTTTTTCAAAAGTTCCTTCTCATATTTCAAACAAATAATCTCTCTATCTAATTTAGCACGATTTCCGCCACCGAATACAACTCCGATAACGAAACCTACCAATAAACTACAGCCGATTTCTAATATAACCATTTGATACTCCCTCCATAACATCGCAACCTTTTCTTGCAGAAAAGCGTTTTGACGTTATGGTCAATCAATTAAAATGTTTCTGTTGTTCTCTTTATAATACCTGTGTCTGGTATTGAACACCAGTGAGTTATTTTTGTATGTTGTGTATTTCCAAATTCAAAACACCAAGACTTTTTATCTACTTGGTTTGAAGGCAAGTAATATCTTGACACTGTTATTCCAATATGTGATCCTATTTTACCCTTCCAAAACTCAGAATATGCAACAACTTTCAATAAATCATCATCAGGCATTTTGTCATCAACACTAATCCACTTCATGCTTTCTCCTTTATTTCTGATTCCACTTTATTTAAAACTCTATTTATATGTCAAGAACTTTATTTTATTTCTTTCGAGACGCATAACAAAAGTGTCAGTGATAGGTGACAGATCAGCAAGAAGTCACCGCACACTAACCCATTATGTACAGGTTTCACTTGCCTGTATTATTTCTAAACATAATTTCTCTGGTATTTTAGATCTATCATAATTTCCCTTCAATCCCTGTGTCCTAGTTCTACTCCCTCTCGGTGCTGGTTCGTGACAAGAATCTCCGTTTTACACATAGGTTTCGGACTCCACCCATTTTGATTAAATATTGAATATATATTATTACTCCAAATGTCAGTTGGTTTCATTCTGTTATCACCATACTGGCAATATGTTACTGTTGTTCTGTTTAATCCTTTCATATAATCCATTTTCCGTAACATTCCTCTCGGATTTTCGATATAATATAAGCAGTCACATTCCTTAATAAGTTTAAGTACATTCAATATTAATCTATCACTTTTCTTTGCAAAATCAGTTTTAGGAATCTGTCCATTTCTATGATGAGATATTGCTGCTATGGAAAAAGTTGTGCAAGGTGGAGAAGCCCAAATTACATCTGGGATAAAAGGCAAGTCTTTAACTGTCAAAAATTCAATATCTTTTATAATATCAATTCCATCAAAGTCATTAATATCCACAGAACAAACTTGATGTCCTCTTGCTTCTGCAACTTTTCCAATCGATCTACTACCTGCAAACAATTCTAATATTTTCATTCGTTCAACCTATACATAACACCTATATCCACACGGTTTCCACTTTTTTACTTTCTTCACTTTTAAAAAGTTTATCATTTGTATAGAGTTTGCTATAACTTTTCTACGTCTTTATGTAGTTGTATTATATGAGCCGTTTCGCCCCTGCAATTATCACAAATACACTCGTTGTCGATAGTATCGGATAAGCTACCACAACTTTCGCAGGTGCTTATTCCGTCATTGCTTAATTTAGTATCACAATCTTCGCAAACATCAAGACCCTTGTCAACGTAGCAAACAAGGTCTGACATTGTTTTTTGACCGCACATCTCACATTCATTTAGTTCTGGTTCGGTTTCCAATTCTGGCATCTTCAAACTATCAATTATTTCCTGATTTTTTTCAATGCTTTTAATAACTGCATCAGGATTTAATATCTCAAATAGTGTCTTTTCCATTTCTTACCACCCCTACCTATAATAACTATCAACAATGGGCTGTGATAGTACCCATCTTTCAAATTCGGTTGTGAATAGTTTACAATGCTGTCCATCTCTCTCAAAATAGAAGCAGTTAATATCGGTGTTGATATACGCTTCTTCAATACCGTGATATTCCAATGCCATTCTGAAAATAACCTCTTGTGGAATTTGAACTGTTGTAATATTATTATCACTGGTAAGCATGTATGCACCAAATAATAATAGCAGAACTGCGAGACCTAAACCAAAAATCAATATTACTTCTTTCATAATAACCTCCAAGTTATTTTTCCTTTTTAACTCACGTTGCCAAAGCTAATTTTCGATTAAAAAAAGTCAAGATATATTTTTTCTATCAGGTCATTTTTATTTTGACCGATTAAAATATTTGATAAAGTTCTTGACAACGATCCGATTAATAATTTTGTGGGAAATGTCGAAGGGAGAAAATTATAATCTGCAAGAAATGTGAGTTAAAGAAAACCTGTGAACAGTATAAAGAAGCTACTAAATTAAACAACGATATTAAATACTGTAAACGCTTTGAGAATACTGAAAAAAGGAAGGTATAAGATGGCTAAAAGAATGACCTCAACTGATAAATACAAAAAACCTTTCTTTAGAGGTTTGAAAGGGGCTTATAAATTATTCTGGGATTATCTCTATCACGATTGTAATCATGCGGGTATTTGGATTGTTGATTTTATTATTGCACAAATTTATATTGGTAATGATATGCCAATTAATAAAGTTGATGCAATAGATTATTTTAACAAGGATAAAATTCGCATAATGGAAATTAATAATGGTAAAGAATGGTTTATTATTCCGTTTATTAAATATCAATATGGAGAACTACAAGAAAACAATAGGGTTCATAATTCTGTTATTAAAATCTTAAAGGAAAGGAAACTATTTAAGACCCTTACACGCCCCTTGCAAGGGGATAAAGATAAGGATAAAGATAAGGATAAAAGTAAAGATATGTACCCAGATTTCGACACATTATTAAAATACTTCACAGGAAGAGCAGAAAAGGAATATACTAACATTAATATTGAAGCAGTAAAAACAGAAGCCAAATTATACTTTTCTGTTAGAGAAGAAACCGAATGGATAAAAGCTAATGGTAAAAAAGTAAAGAACTGGAAGAATGATTGTGGACAATGGATATTAAACAAGCGTTCAAAACTGATTGATTATAAAGTCAAACCAAACGAAAAACTGATTTTAAATTAGATTGGATAGAAAAAGATGATATACCAAATTATAAATAGGGGGAATTATGAAAAACTACAATCCAATGAGTATGTTTGATAATTCAGTTCCAATGTTTAATTCAATTGAATCTAAACAAAAGGAATATGCAAAGGCTGTTGAAAATGAAAAGAAAATTAAAAAAGAACTTACTAAAATGTGGCAACACAAATGATACACGATATTAATGCAGAAGCTGCAGTCCTATCCGCAATGATGATAGACACGCAATCGGTAGCAGTAGCCGTAGAACTTATAGACGAGTCATATTTCACTATGAATCCGCATAAAATCCTTTTCAACACAATGGAACGAATGTTCAATGACAATACCGAAATTGATATTCTAACATTAATTGATAATCTAAAAACTGAAACTAAATTAGAAGTGGTTGGTAGTGAAGCGTTCATAAATGAACTTTCTGATGTAGTTCTGAGTAGTGCTAATTTACAACATCACATTGATATTATCACAAAGAAAAAGGAACTACGATCAATAATCGAAGCTGGCAAGTGGATTGTAAGGACAGCAGAATCAGGTGAGAAAACACCACAGGATATTCAAAATGAGCTATTCACAAGGATAACTTCAAAATCTACTATCAAACATTTATTCTCTATCCAAAACGCATTAAGGATCACATTAAAACAAATACAGGAAATCAAAGATAAGAATAAAGAAGAGGATAGAACTGCATGGTTTGGAATTACGAGTATAGATAATAACTTAATCCCGAAAAAGGGTAGATTAATTATTTTAGCGTCAAGACCTGCACATGGGAAAACGACTTTAATGCTACAATCAGCTATTACTTCTGCATATCACGATAAGAAAAGCTGTATAATTTCACAGGAAATGGAAGAGACGGATCTGATAGTTAAAATGCTGGCTTTTGTATCGGGAATAGATAGTAGACGCATAGAATATCCACATGATCTATCTGCACTTGAACAAAAAGAACTTGCACAGGCAGGAGAAACATTAAACGATTTACCAATATTTATTAGCACGAAACGAGGCGTAACGCCGGTAGAAATAAAAGCTATTGCATTACAGGCGAAAGCAAAACTTGGAGGACTTGATAATATCTACGTTGACCATTTACAACTCACATCTAATCCGCAATATCCCAAAATGATTGATAGAATGACAGAAAATTCAAGACAGCTTAAAATACTTACAGGGGATATTAGTGTTTGTGTAATCGCAATATCACAGCTTAACAGAGGCTTAGAAATGCGACACGATAAACGACCAAAACTATCGGATTTACGTGAATCAGGTGCTATTGAACAAGATGCAGATGGAGTAATTGGATTATGTACTTTCTCAAACTACATTGAAGAACTTGAGAAAGGTATTAAAATGGTAGGTAAAGAATACACACAAGAAGATTTATACAACTTAACATCAGTTGAAATATTGAAAAATAGATACGGTGGTTTGTACAAATCACCTGTAAACTATAACAAAACCAACGGTAGATTCATTGATTGGCAAAACGAAAATTTAGGTTATTCAAAAAATATTACTTGACACACTGTAGCAGTAAATAATAAATAGAAATAAAGAGGAAGAGATGAAAGAAATTCAAAAATATTATATACCGATCACAGAAACACCCGTTGAGAATTACAATATCGACTTACCTATTATCGAAGCTATTGCCGAATACTTACTGGGCAAGGGTTGTAAGTTAGCTTTGATTAAAGGGCGAATACCTTATAAAGACGGTTATCTTCGCAAGATATTCTTGTGTAGAACCGCTGATAGTGAAGATGATAATAAGTTCTTTAATAATAACAAAACATTAATTAAGGATCATAAACAACTCAAAAAGCGATTCCCTGCGTTTTGGAAAGTTTTGAAGGATAAAGTTGAGGTTATATGGCAATCGGAAGATGGTAAAATATACAAAGAAGATTAGAAGGGTAATTGAATAATAAAAGACTTGGAGGAAAAAATGAAAGAACCAGAAAAGTATTATGTAACTAAAAAGCACAAAGATGGTAGATGTGACTATGCTGTAACGAAAGCATGGTTTGACTGGGATAAAACCCAAGAAAGGAAAAGAATATCAACGAAGGAAATTGTGAGAATTATATTTTGGTGGGCAATAAAACCAATAAAATGGTTATCTCAATGGGAAATAAAAAAGAAAAAATAAGTTGCACATAATGTGTGAGCGTGCGGTGCGACATCGAAGATGTCAAGCCGTGCCTGCAAAGAAAACTAACGCACTGACGCTGATGTTATGTGCTGGAGGATTAAATGAGAAAAGAATTTGAGAAGCTGGTTGCAAAATATGTTGATAAACTATTAGAAGGAACTGACTACAAACTTGATTTCTGGGTAGCAGATGTTATTGGTGGAGTTGCTGCAATAGATTTTGATGTCTATATGAGTTTCGATGATATTAGATATTGTGTAGATAACAACATTAGTGTTGAAAAATACTATGATTATCAGGAATGGACAGTTAAAGAACATTTCAAAAAACCAGAAAAAAAACAATACAAAGATTATGTAACAGAGAAATTTTTAAAATCATCAGTTATGAACTTTAAAAGCTGGATAAAACAAAGCACATAATGGGAAATTATGCCACGATTCTTTCCCAAACTCTTTCAGTTTTCGTGGATATAAATGTTATGTTTAAAAAATTTCGTCATAGCTGGACGACAAATAAAAAAGAAAGGTAAGGGAAATGAAAAAGATTAAATTAGGAGACAAAGTTAGAGACCCAATTACAGGATTTGAAGGAATTGCATATTCAAGAATATCTTATTTACAAGGATGTGATCGAATTGGAATCCAAGCATCAGTAATAGTTGAAAAAGGTAAAGCTCCGATTGTACCAGAATTATATCACGTTGATGAACCACAACTTGACTTAGTTAAAATATTGCCAAAGAAAAAGAAAACAACTACGGGTGGTGCTTCTTACTTTGGTTCATCACAAAAAAGATAACACAAGTTCGGCTATGGCAAATTTATTGAACATAACGGTGATGCAAGCCACGCCGATTCTGGAGTGGGTGCGTTTGTTACGTGAAGTCAGGAGGATAAATGAAGCCAGATTATCAAATTAAGAACGTCAAACTATACTGCTGTGATAACATGGAATTTATGAAACAGATACCAGATAACTACTATAATCTGGCTGTTGTCGACCCCCCGTATGGGATTGGAATGGATAATTCAAATAAAAGAACAAAACCAGATAGGCCAAACAGTTACACAGATTATCCAGATTTTAGATACCATAAAACAAATTGGGATGCAAATAGTCCAAATAAAATGTTTTTTGATGAGTTGTTTAGAATATCAATAAATCAAATCGTGTGGGGTGCTAATTATTTATGTGAATTTCTACCACCTGGAAAAGGTTGGATATTTTGGAACAAATTGAATGGATTAAATAATTGTTTTTCTGATGGTGAATTTGCTTTTTCATCAAAAGGTGTTCAGTCAAAATATTTTGAGTGTTCTCAATTTGTGAATTTGAAAGGTGGTAAATCTCGTATCCACCCCACACAGAAACCAACGGAATTATATAAATGGATTTTGGCCAACTATGCAAAAGAAGGTGACAAAATATTTGATTCACATGGTGGATCGTTTTCATCTGCGTGTGCTTGCTTAGATATGGGATTTGATTTTGACGGCTGTGAAATAGATCAAGAATATTTTGACAATGCAGTAAATCGGTTGAAAAACAATGTGCAAGAGTATTTGGATTTCACGTAACGTCAAAACGCTTTTCTGCAAGAAAAGGTTGCGATGTTATGGAGGGAGTATCAAATGGTTATATTAGAAATCGGCTGTAGTTTATTGGTAGGTTTCGTTATCGGAGTTGTATTCGGTGGCGGAAATCGTGCTAAATTAGATAGAGAGATTAGTTGTTTGAAATATGAGAAGGAACTTTTGAAAAATAGGAGGAATTATGGAAATTAAAGAATTGAAAACCATATTAGAAATACATTTAAGATGGATTAATGATGAAAAAGATGGGAGACGTGCTGACTTGAGTGGTGCTAATCTGAGAGATGCTGATCTGAGCTGGGCTAATCTGAGAGATGCTAATCTGAGTGGTGTTGATCTGATCGGTGTTGATCTGAGTGGGGCTAATCTGAGTGGTGTTGATCTGAGAGATGCTAATCTGAGAGATGCTAATCTGAGTGGTGCTAATCTGAGAGATGCTGATCTGAGAGATGCTAATCTGAGTGGTGTTGATCTGATCGGTGTTGATCTGAGTGGTGCTAATCTGAGCTGGGCTAATCTGAGAGATGCTAATCTGAGTGGTGCTAATCTGAGCGGTGCTAATCTGAGCGGTGCTAATCTGAGCTGGGCTAATCTGAGAGATGCTGATCTGAGAGATGCTAATCTGAGTGGTGCTAATCTGAGCGGTGCTAATCTGAGCGGTGCTAATCTGAGCTGGGCTAATCTGAGTGGTGTTGATCTGAGTGGTGCTAATCTGAGAGATGCTGATCTGAGAGATGCTAATCTGAGTGGTGTTGATCTGATCGGTGTTGATCTGAGTGGGGCTAATCTGAGTGGTGTTGATCTGAGAGATGCTAATCTGAGTGGTGCTAATCTGAGCGGTGCTAATCTGAGCGGTGCTAATCTGAGCTGGGCTAATCTGAGAGATGCTGATCTGAGAGATGCTAATCTGAGTGGTGCTAATCTGAGCGGTGCTAATCTGAGCGGTGCTAATCTGAGCTGGGCTAATCTGAGTGGTGTTGATCTGAGAGATGCTAATCTGAGTGGTGCTAATCTGAGTGGTGTTGATCTGAGAGATGCTAATCTGAGTGGTGCTAATCTGAGCGGTGCTAATCTGAGAGATGCTAATCTGAGACGTGCTAATCTGAGTGGTGTTGATCTGATCGGTGTTGATCTGAGTGGGGCTAATCTGGACTTTTCCTGCTTCCCGTTATGGTGCGGAGCGTTTGGAGTAAAAGTTGGAGATAAATTTATTTTTCAACTACTCTTCCATTTGCTAAAATTAAATTATATTGGCGATAACCCACTTATCAAAAAATTATTTAAAATGAAATCATTAATTAAATTAGCAAATCAAACACATTTAATCAGAGATTATAATATTGGATTAATAGAGTTTGATGATTAATGGTAATATAAAAATAGGAGGTTAAAAATGGAAACAATGAGTGAAATTCAAAAAAAATTAAGTTTACCGTTTAAATATGATGATATTGAGTGGCGTATTGACAGGGTAATGACAACTAAAACTGGAGCTATGGGTATTGTTTTTGCTTATATCACGTCAAGAGCTGTTATGAATAGACTTGATGAGGTTTTTGGTGTGTTTGGGTGGCAAGATGAGTATGAATTTATTGACAATCATACTGTTTGTAAAATTAAAATATGGGATGATGCCCAAAAACAATGGATAATTAAACAGGATGGGGCAGACCAAACCAATTTTGAAGCATTTAAAGGGGGTATATCAGATAGTTTAAAGCGTGCTGCTGTCAAGTTAGGTATAGGTCGATATTTATATAAATTATCTGAAAATTGGGTAAACATTACTCCCCAAAAACCAAAAGGGGCAGGTGCTGACTATGTACACTTCATAAATGATAAGAAAAAAAACATTAAAGGTTATTGGTTGTCTCCTGATATGCCTATATGGGCGTTACCAGAAGGGGAAAAACCTAAAAAAACCAATATAAATAATGCTTCAAATCTTGGAAACCCAAATCAAAAAATAGAGAAGTATAAAAGAACTACAGGGTCTAATGAAGAGCCAAACCTTAATAAGGTTGATATGGGAGTTGCTATTTTACAGAATAAGATAGCAAAAGGGCTTGACTTACTTTATAAAGATGAAGGTCAATATAGAGAGAGGTCAATAAAGAAGCATTTAGGTGTCGATAAGGTCTCTAAGTGTCACGAAATGGTAAAATTACAAGCATATTATGATTATTTACTTAGTGTATTTAAAGAAAAAGGAGCTAACTAATGGAAAATTTAACATTATATGATATATCAGAAGCGTATAGTCAAGTGATAAGTAGCGAATTACCACCAGAAAAAATCACACAACTACTTGAATCAATAACAGATAATGCGATTACTAAAATCGGCAATATTGGGCTTTTAATAGAGTCAATAGATGCAAACATTGACACACTAAAAGAGCATAATAACAAAATAAAGCTGAGGCAAAAAAATCTCGAAAACAAAAAAAAGAAGTTGAAACAGTATGTGCTTGAAAATATGCAAAGAATGGATAAAAAGAAAATTGAAACACCTTTTGTGAATGTAACAAGAGTTAAAACAGGGGCAGTTGTCGTTATTGATAGTGAAATGGAAATACCTGATAAATATTTCCGCACGAAGACAAGCGTTACTGTTGATAAAAAGTCAATCCTTGATGACTATAAAGCTACTGGGCTTGGAATTAAAGGTGTTGTTATTGATGAATCAAATGAATTTATTAAAATTCATATAGCAAATAAATAAGGAGTAATAAGATGATACCAAAAGAAAAGTTGATATTTAGAATCGCGGAACAGAGAAATGAAATTAAAAAACTGAATAATTTAAGGTGGTTTTGGCTGAATTACCTAAGAAAGGACATTGCATACGGTTATTTTATATTACAACTCGGTGGATTCAAACCGATGAGCGAATTAGTAAGAATGGCAGTAGTAAGATTCATAAGAACAGGAAATTAAAATGAAATTTATTGATGGATTGAGTGTAAAGAAACCGGTGGAGCAAGCACCAAGTTTTGTGATTGCAAAATGTAGTATGTTGAAGCCAAAGTTAGTTGAATGGTTACAGCAACAGGATGGTGATTGGATTAATTTTGATTTAATGGAAAGTAAAGTGGGAAAATTCTATTTTGCAGTTGACGAATATAAGCCGAAAACCGAGCAAAATATACCAGAACCAGTCATTGATAATGGTGTTCCATTTTAATATGACTGATTTAATTAATGAATATTATACTTCGGTTGACAAGAATTATCTTGCAAGACAATATCACGAATGGGTATGTAAACAGCCTTGTGCAATATCTGGCAGTATGAGTATTGCAAAACCGCATCATATACGATTAGCTGGTTATTGCGGAATTGGAATGAAGCCACCGGATATATTTGAAATGCCGATCACTTACGAATTACATTACGAAATTCATACTTTGGGAGTCAAGACATTTCAAAAAAAGTATAAAGTGGATTTTGATGAAATTTTAATAAAATTGCACACATCTTTCCAGCGTGAGAACAAATTGGGATAATCATGTCCCAAAAAGTGTATTGACTGGTTTAGTATAATGCACAAAGATGAGCTAATGCTTCATTTTAAACTGGTATTATACCCGAAAGGAGAAGAAAATGATATTTCCGATAAAAATATTTGAAGACATTAAAAAACCGATGAGTTATGCGAAAAGGCTTCTCAATACGGCTAAATTCGGGATCACTATTTCCGTATCTAAAAAGCGTAATCCGAGAAGTAGTAACCAGAACAGATATTATTTTGGAATCGTATTAAGACAATTATCAGATGAAACAGGAAATACGGTCGATGAAATGCACGAGATTATGAAACAGAAATTTCTGCTAATAGAAAAATGCGTTTTCAATGATGAAATTTATGAAATAACACAAAGCACTACAAAACTTAATACAGCTGAAATGGAAGTGTATCTTGAAAAAATCCGAAGGTTTGCAAGTATGGAATTGAATATCGTTATTTTATTGCCAAATGAGAGTGAATTTTGAAACAGATAAAATGGAGGAATTAATAAAATGGATTATCCGATGGCACGCTTTCTCATTACACGAAATTAAAGCCCAATTTGAGCTAAATTTATCCGTTCCATAAAATCTTTATTTTGTATATATTACTAAATAAAAAGTATTTATCACGCAAATGACAGAAATCGTAGAATGTTAATGTCTTACACAAATTTCCGTTTTCGTCAATGTAACATATTTGCAATGAATAAGCCTGATGCTCTTCATAATAATACACAATACCGTATTTAGGTACATCCAAATTTGGATTGTGTATCTCAATAATATCATTTACATAAAATTTTATTCCCGCATCATCCTTACCAACATAAATATCGCCTTCTATCTTTTTTATTTTGTTTTGTACTCTAATCTCCATTTTTCATTCCTTCGCCCATATTGGACTATTAAGATCGTGTAACAACCCGCTACACGAACCGTGTCAGCTCCCACTCGTTATGGGCAACCTATAATTTATTTTACTGTTTTTTTCCACTCATTGAATATATTTGCAAATACGTCAGTATAAACAAAATCTGGAGGAAAACTTGGTATTAATAATTTCCTTAACCTGTTTCCTTTAGGTTTTCTACCATAAGAAAATCTGTATCTATTTATAGTAATGCAAATTGTGTAATAAATCTTTTCTTGAATTGTCATTTTTTCCTTTGGTATTAACACTGAAACATTGCTATTGGGTACAAACCGAAAAGATGACAAATAAGTATATGAGTGACTTCCCTGTCCATCAGTTGATGCATAAATTGTATTATCAGGATAAATATGTTTATCTTCAACCATAATCTCATCAACATAACCAGCAATACTTCCCGCATAAGTTTGAGAAGGTCTGATATATCGTATGTCATTCTCTGATTCATATATTTCTTTCACATTCACATTTGAAGAAGACAATCCATTATAAACATCAAATATTTCATCAACTGGCACAAGTTCTACTAATCCATTATTCTTGTTTTTGGGCTTAACGATTTCAAAATCTAAAAGATCATTCAACAATCTAAAAGACATATATAATTTAACCGATTTTATATAATTATTAAAAGTAATTTTTGAATAATCAGTTTTCATATATGCTTCTATACACCATTCTGATTTTGCAACTAATTCCCTTGTAAGGCTTAAATCATTTACGATTTCTCTATTAATAAATGTATTAATCCATTTTTTCTTTCTGTTTTCCCATACATTATCCAAATCAATTCTGCCTTTGCTTTTAGTTTTCTTAAATCCATCATTTCTCCAATAACCTAACCAAGTTTTTTTCCCTTTTGGGTGTGGTATATGTGCAGTTATGACCATTACGCAAGTTACAACACTAACTTTTGAGTTGTGAAATAAATCTTCAGGCATTGACATTACTGCTTCCAAAGTATGTTCTTTTAATATTTTTTTCTTAAGTTCTAAAACACCACCTTTTAATGATATTGCACAACTCAATGGTATTATAGCAACACATTTACCACCAATGCTTAATGCATTAAGATTATCTATTACAAACGATAGTTCTTCAATATCAGATTTCTTTGTTTTGTATGGTGGATTAAGAAAACCAATATTAGGTTTATTGTCTTTCCCAATTTTTTTTGATAATTTAAAACAATCACCCAAATAATAATTCGTTTTACCGTCATTATGAATAATCATATTTGAGATTCCCAATATATATATATCATCTTGAAATTCTATTCCAATTAATTGTTCATTTTTAATTTTTCTTATTTTATCACTATCGTGTTTAGCATCTTTTATCATTTTTTTCATTGCTGAAATTAAAAAGCCACCTGTACCACAGCAATTATCAAAAACAATATTATCTTTATTTACTCCAACAATGTCTGAGAAAAGTTCAGTTATATGTGGTGGAGTTAATACTATTCCTAATCCTTTGTCGTTGTTAGCATATCTAAGAAACTCAATATAAAACTGTCCCAACGTATCAAAATATTTGTAAGTTTTCATAAAAGAATTTACATTCTTATCTATGCTCTCAATTAAATTTTCAAAAAACTCCTTATCAGTCGTTAGTGTTACATTTGTTAAAATAAAAGAAAATGATATTTTTAATTTATTAATTTTTATTTCTGGTATTTCAGAATTACTAATTTCATTAATTATAATCGTGATTAAATATTGTGCTAATTGTTCTGCTTTTTTATAGGTTTTATAATTCTTTTTAAATCCTTCATTTCCCAAAGCAATCAATATTCCACTAATAAGTAAGCTTCTCTGTGCTTCTTTTATTTTCTTACTATACAAAACATCATTCATATCTTTAGTAAAATCTAATAATTTTGAATAATCTTGATTGAACTTAACTTCACTTTTTAAATATCCATTAATATAATCATTAAAAGTTAATAGTTTGTTTCCGTATATTTGATAATATCTATTAGATTCTTTAGGATAAATATGCTGTGTTATTTTTAATTCCGTATTATTCTGTCCACTAATTCCAATTGCCAATACATCATAATTTTTAGATAAATAAGAAGCATAAAGCAATGATCCATCAACAGCATATTCTGCGTATTTCTTTAGATTTTCGCTTTCGTGTTTTTTAATGTCAGCTTTACATTCTATTACAATCACGAAATTTGTATTAATTGTTGAATGTATTATAAATTCAGGATAACCTTTCCCATTACCTTTTTTTGATGCACTGGAAAGTGATTTGTCAATTTTGGGGATTTTACTTTGCTGTTCTTCTACAATGATATTTTTATCTTTATAATAACCTAATTTTCTTAATTTATTCCTTACTAAATTCTCAGTAATTCTTTCATTCATAATAATTTCTCCACATATTAGATTATTTATTTATTTACAAAACATTTCATCTAAGTTTTTTGTCAATTGATTAATGAAGTATGCCCATAACAAGTCGCTCCACAATAAGCAAGAAGAAAAGCGAGAAGAATCGTGGCAGCGACAAAACATTATACGAAATTTAATTCCATTATTACGTGATCTCCCACGTTTATCTTAAGATTGTAGTTTGCATCTGGTGTTCATCTTCTTTTTCCCACGCTTGGAATTTAGCGTCAGAGTCGGAATCAGAATCTAATAATTCAAATTCTCCATCTTCATAATTTGCTTTATATATTTTCATACTTCCTCCTTAATTTCTGACTACATTATAAGCGGTTTATGTGTCAAGAACTTTATTTTATTTCTTTTGTTCTTCTTGTTTATTCATAATAAATTCCTAATTAAGAGGTGTTAATGAAATGGAAAATTGACTCAAGTAAATTAAATCTACTCTTTCTACATCAACTCTCATTTTACTCTCCTTAATATTCGGTTGTATATTCTGTCATAATTAACTACTAATAGTTTATTTGATTTAAATGTATATCTTGAGACATATCAATTCCTTTTCGAAGAGCGTAATTATAAGCACGAGAATAAATTGCATTGATCTCTATAAGTTCTTTTGTCCATCTGTCGAATTTCTTTGATTTGGAAACTTGGTCAGCAACAGGTGTATAACGGTGAGGATTAACCTTTTTGTTCTCTTTTCTAAATTTAACTGCATAATGCCTAACTATTCTTTGAATATTCATAATAACCTCCAAGTTATTTTGTTTTTTTCTTTTGCTTCACTCTATCTGGGTCGACAAGACAATATGTATGTATGCGTGTCAAGTAATCTTTTTATTATTTTTGATTTATTTTTAAATAGTTCCGTAAACATTGATTATTAGTGGGTTTATAATTATAATTAATTTTAAAAAAAATGAAAAGTAGTAAAAGTGCAGATTTTTTTAAAATGTTCTGCAACATAACGTTATAACGCAAATTGCAGATTTTTTAATTATGAAACTATTTTATGTTGACAGGTATAGTATATGTGTCATAGTTTTTTTATGAAAATTAAAATTGAAATTACCGACAGCAATGGACTTCGAAAAGCTCAAATATTGCTTAACAGGATCAGACATTTTCCATATTATAGCAAGATACGGTCAAGGGTCAAGGCGTGGCTGAAAGTTCAAAGTGCTGTTGATAATTGGAATGACCGATTAATATCAACGCAGCCAAAATCGCTATTCAATTATACAGTTGAAGATCCTGATCGGACATATAACTGTAGATTGAACGAAAGTTTTAAAATAATGGGCGAAAATGAATAAAGCAGATAAAGATTATTCAATAGAAGTATAAAATAGGAACACAATGACAAAACAACCTATAAAAAAGAAAACAGGTAGACCTAAAATCATAATAGACTATAACTTAGTGTATAGGCTTGCTAAAAGATTTGAGACACAGGAAGGCATTGCCGAGATAATAGGTTGTTCTGCATCTACATTGCAACATAATAAAGAGTTTTTACAAGCATTTAATAAGGGAAAATCGCAAGTATACAAAAATCTAAGAGTAGCACAATATAAATATGCTATGAATGGCAATCCACAACTACTTATTTGGCTGGGAAAAAACTATCTCGGACAGAAAGACCCTGATAAGACAATACCTATTGATAACAATAAAGACAATCTAAAACAAATAGCAGAAGCGATAAGGAACAGGGATACCGAATGAAAAGTTTACCCGTTGAACTTATAGACCTTACTGACCCAAATCTAAGATACTATCACGATCAACACAGGTTTCAATGTATTCCAGCAGGTAGAAGGTCAAGGAAAGACTTAATTGGTGTTCGCAAGATGTTAGTTGACCCTGAACGTGGTGCTTTCAACTGTCCCGATTCATTATATATATTTGCAGCACCAGTACAGAACCAAGCAAAAGCGATATTTTGGGAGATATTGAAGCGAGATACAAAGCTATTCCAAGCTAAAGTAAGGGAATCATCTCCACCTACAATAACACTGATCAACGGAAGTCAGTTAATGGTAACGGGACTAGATAAGCCTGAGCGAATCGAAGGCATCACATATCCACCTGTAAAAGGCATATTAATAACAGAGTTCCCTAACACTAAACCTGATATGTGGTCAGCTCACGTTAGACCTATATTATCTGATAATGACGGGTTTGCGATATTGAATGGGGTGCCGGAAGGATTGAATCATTGGCACGATCTATGTTTAATAGCTTGCGGTGGTACAATACCAAAGATAGAAGCTGGTGTAGGTGCTTATGCAGAACACGGTCAATGGAGCTACCATTCGTGGTTTAGTGCCGATGTGTTATCCAAAGCAGAGATGGACGAAGCAAGACGCACAATGGATGCACGTACGTACAGACAAGAATACGAAGCAAGCTTTGAGAATGCAGAGGGATTAGCATATTACGCATTTAGCGATCGGAATATTAAGAAAGTAGATAGACAGCCGAATGTCAGTATAGATATTGGCATGGATTTCAACGTAAATCCAATGACAGCAAGTGAAGGTCATATAATAGACGGTGCATTCAAGCAATTCGGAGAGACTATTTTAATCAACTCCAACACCTACGAGATGGGTGAACATTTAATAAGTAAATATAACTTAAAGCGTGGTACAGACGGACTATTACCAGCAACTGTATATCCCGATGCAACAGGTAAAGCACGTGAATCAAACGCTAAATATACTGATTTACAAATACTCCGTAAGATGGGATTCAGAGTTAAAGCACGTAGCACAAACCCATTACAGAAAGACCGTATCAACGCTATGAATAGTGCTATGAACCCAATAGAAGGAACATTAAAGTATTTTGTAGACAGGAGCTGCGTTAATACAATAGATGAATATTCACACGTTCAAAGACTCGCAGACGGGCGATTAGACAAAGCACAAGAAGAGGAAGGAAAGCCAAGAGTACACTTATCAGATAGTGTTGGTTATTTGATTTCTTATAATTTCCCAATTAAAAAAATGAAAAGTTGGGATGTCACAAGTGCATAAATGCAAAAAAGGTCAAAAAATTAAGTTATTATATATTAGTAAGTTAGTCTCCAAAACTGTGAGCTTCATACAATGGGTATATGGATTGTACGTTTAAATGGGTACAGGTTAAAGTCGTGACACTCGTTACGAATATTTGTTCTTTATAAGTTGTAAAAAGAGAGTGAAAAAAGCCCCGATTTCTCAGGGCTTGTGTAGTTATTTAAAAAGGGGCAATGGGGAACGTCATTAACCTTATTCTACTCACAGTCACTATCCTGCTTCGATAAGTGTCCCCAATATGGATTCTCAACATATACATCGCCCCAAGTTATTTATATTAATCAGGCTGATTATCTACGTGGAGAACTTTCATTACACCGTTGTATTTTGTATAATCATTACGCAATTCATCATTGAAATCCATGTTGTTTAAAAAAAAACGTAATTCATGGATTCTCATAAAGAAAACTCTATTAAATAGGTTAGTTTTTTTATAGAGTTTTCTGTAAAGTGCTTCTATGGATTCAACAACAAGAATTTTTGAATGCCAACCATATTTTTCTTCCATATTTGCTTTCAATGTGGACAAACTCCACTTACCTAATTTGCCAAAGTCATACATATCTTCCATCTTGCACCTCCTTTTAATTTTCACTCTTTACGTTGCCAAACATATTATTATAGATTTTAAAGTCAAGATATATTTTTATAAATAGGTAAATAAATTATGCGTATATTAAAAAACCAAGAGACTAAACTCTTTAAAAAATGTTATTCCATGACGTGCCATGTTAGCACAAAGGAAAGGGATGTCAAATGAGATTATATTAGCGAAGAGAGAAGCCAAGTGGAATGACGATAAGGAAAGACGTGCGAATGTAGCACGGGATAAAGATTACTATTACAATAATCAACTAACATACCTCAAGGCAGAGATTAAAGCAAATTATCCAAATTCAAAGAACAATACAACTGGACATGATTTCTTCCCATTTATTGACGTCATTAACCTCACGGAGAATGTAACCGACCAGCTATCGGTATTATTTGAAGTTCCTGCCGATATTAAGTTAGATAAAGATTCAGATGTATTACAGACTAACTTTGAACAGATGTTAGAAGATGCTAAGATGAATCCTGTTTTGCAGAAGATCAATAAATATACTAACCTAACAAAGAAAGTCGGTTGTATGCCACATTTTGACGATGGGATAGTAACCTTAGAGATAATCACAGCGGATAAAGTATTCATTGAACAAGACGAAGATCTGCCAACTAAAGCTAAAGCGGTATGGGTACAGATCGGGATAAGTGAAAACACAGCACAAACAGCGGATAAGATTAACACATATCTAAGATGGACAGCCGAATCACAACAGAAGATAGAGATTAATAACGATACTGGATTAATAATAGAGAAATATGAAGAAGTAGATAACCCATACAAACGAATCCCGATAGTATGGTTCACAAGTGATATTGAAGAGGATAGCTTTTGGTTTGATTCTACAAATATATTAGTAGATAAAAATGAAATATTTAATCAAGATTTAACAGCTTTAAGATATGGCTCATCGTTACAATCATTCCCAACTTTAGTATTAGAAGGTTTTGAAGGTGATGGTGATATTAAAATGGGAGTGCAAAGACCTTTAAAGATACCCGCTAACGATATGGGCGAAGCTAAAGGGAAGGTATATTATATTCATCCAAATACAGATTTAAGTAAAATCTACGACTATATAGACAAGCGAGTAATACATTTTATTAATTCTTTAGGTATTTCAGCGTCAAGTTACCGTTCTGACAATTCAAGTTATAGTTCAGGTTATCAGTTAAAATTAAGTAAACTCGATGTAATTAAGAAGAATATTGCAGATAGAGTATATTACACAAAACCTATCAAAGATTTATGTCAGCTAATGATGGAATGTTACACGATGAACAGTAGCAAGAGATTCCCTGAGAAGATGGATATTATAGTAGATTACGGTGAGATGGTATTTGACGAAGACCCAATGCAAGTACAACAAATCAATACAATCAAATTGGCTAATAACTTAACAAGTATACCAAGAATACTAAGAAAAGAGAATCCAGATTTAACCGAAGAAGAATCGGAAAAACTGGCAAATAAAATTAAAGAAGAAAACAACCAATTCCAAATAGGCACGGGATTGGAAGGGATAGTAACTGAGGACTAAATGAATCCAATAGATAAAAGCGTTAAAGTATTCGATAGTCAAATTGACATCGTAGTACGTAATTTAGAAGCTGAGTTGAATAGTTGGCTTGCTACGTTACAAACAGTTGACGGTAATATCGTATTCAATGACGTTAATATGAATCTATCAACAGCATTTACAACCAACTATAATCAAATGCTGAATCAAGCAGGATTCACACAATTTATTAATAACTTTAATGCGGATCAATCTAATGTAATCAAAGAGATGATGAAAGCACGGGCAACAAGTAATTTCCCACTTAATTTTACTAAGGTTGATGTCGGTACATTTAGAGCATTGCAGACGGTAGACTATGTAGAACTGTTTGGTATAGCAGAAGGTGCAGGGAAGACACTGCAAACTAATATTATGAGTGCAGTCTTAGCAGGTGAAGATTTTAGGAATATCCATTTAGAATTAACAAGGATATTAGAAGATAAACTACAAAGATACGCTAAAACTTATGTATTAACATCAAGACAAGTATTGATGCAGAAAGCAGAATATTTATCAGCAGCACATTACGAAGGTGAGAAGTTTTGGGAATATATTGGAGTTCTCGATGGCAAAACAAGACCTCAATGTGTAAAAGGATTAAACCAAAAATATTTCACAGACCAAGAGAGAATAGAATTTGAATCAGAAGGCTTCCGCTGGAATTGTCGTCATACATTTATGCAGATTCTCAAAGAAGATTATAAAAAGGGGGAATAGTGAAAAAGAAAGATTGGAGAGAATTAATTATAAGAAATGTGGATAGAATAATAGAATGATTAACCATAAAATAATAAAACAAATGACGGATGGCAGTTCGATTCTGTCGAAAGAATGTGTGTTCAATATACTAAAGACTCAGCTAATGAATGTACATAATTTAGCTGTTTACGTATATCAGACGGTTCAATTCCGTTGCCTATGGTTAGGTATCCCGTCATTTGTTAACTTAATAGTTCAAAACCAATTGGAATTAACTAAAGGGTTAATAAATGGAACATAAAGACAGATTCAAGTCAGGCGGTTATTCAAAGAAATATTCAGATAATTATAATAAAATAGATTGGGGAAAATCCATCACTAAAGATGAAAAAAAGGAGAAAGAAGATGAGTAAAGTAAAAGATTTATTTACGACAGCAGGGGTCGAAAACCCTGAATTAATGGCAAGCATAGAGCAGCTTGTTAAGACTGCAGAGTCGGGAAATACTGGAATACCCGTAAGTCGTTTTAATGAGGTTATTGGTGAAAGAAACGAATTGAGAGCTAATAACGCTGAATTGGAAGCTACTATTGCAGAGAATGGAGTCAAGATTGAAGGTTTAGAAACAAAGGTCACAGAATCAGAAACGTATAAAACCGAATTGACTGAGTTCAAGCATAAAGCATTCAAGGAAAAGCGTGAACATTGGATTGATAAAGCTAAAATCTTTGCAGTAGATGAAGATGACAAGTTATATGAGAATATCCAAGCTATCAAAGATGACTTTGTTTTCCACGATAATATAGACGATTATACGGAACAGGATATTGCTCAGAATATATCAATGCTCAAACCTTACGAGAAGATAGGTTATTTCGGGAAGCCAACAAATACCGAAGATGACCTTGATGATTCTCGTGGTAGGGGTGACGACAATAAAGGAAAGGATAAATCAGCATTTGAAACTTTCCTTAGCTAAAGGAGAAAACAATGGCTAATCAAACATTAAGAGACTTAATCGTTGCATACGCTGGCAAATCAGCTACCGTTGCAGAGGTTATGGATCATCTGGTTAAAAAATCAGGTATCTTAAAGACAGCTCTTGCTATTCCTGCTAACTACAATATTTACCATAAATATAAAAAAGTAGCAGCTCTACCTACATTTACAGTAGGTGGTATGAATCAAGATCTAACAGACGTTACAGTTAATAAAGACTTATTCCAACAAGAACTTGCATCTATTGACGCAATTCAAACAGAATACAAGAAAGAATTAGATAATTATCCTGGTGGATCAACTAAATTCTTTGCAGATCAATTCCTTGCATTTATTGAAGGATGGGGACAAGCCGCAGCTAAACAAGTTATCTACGGAACAAGTGGATTGGGTGATGCTTCTGGTACAATCGGATTACATCAAATCGCAGCAGCTTACGGAAATGTAATTGTAGAAACAGGCACAAGTGGTAGCACAACTTCTATTTTCGCAGTTAAATATGACCCTAAGTCATGCGGTATTCTATATAATCCATCAGCAGGTAAATTCCTCAATGTAACTAAACTTCACGGTGGAAGTGCCTATCCTGAGGTTATTAATGACGGTGGAAGTGATGGAAGCAAGAAACTTGTTTACGGCACATCTTATGAATCAAGTTTAGGATTCTTGTCAGCATCTAAGCATGATGTTGCCACTTATACACGAATCCAAGATGACACAGGTGATAAACCAACTTCTTCCAACATGGATAAGTTGATTGATATGGTACACGGAGATGAGGGTTCTACATTCTTATATTGTAATAGAACTGCTAAAAGATTACTTCGTGAATTGAAAGACAGTAAATTGTCAATGGGTGTATTCGATAAAAACTATGACGTAAGAATTGATTATTGGAATGGTATTCCAATAATTGTTGATGAAAACATAGTCGATACCGAATCTACAACCAATATAGTATAAGGAGGATATTATGGCTAATGAATATCAAACACATAACCGCCCTAATATCGTGGGATGGTTGTCAGATAACCAAGCATTACCTAATGCTACTGCCGCTGATTCGACTGCAATGGTTGAAATAGGTGGGCAGACTAATGGTAATTTAATGCTCAGTATCTTTGCTAATACTGCAATTAGTATAGCAACAGGTCAAGCATTCAATATTGAATTACAAGCATTCACAGCAGATACAGCCGCAAGTGCTGACTCATTCTATTCTGAGGATAATTTGGGCGGAATTAATCAAGCAACTGGAACAGTCAACGCAGAAGCACATCACTATATATTACATAAAACAAGTGGTGATGCTCAACTTGATTTTGCTGCTGGTGATTTGATTTGGGAATGTGCCTTACCTGATAATATGCTTCGATTGATAAGCTATGATTTTGTTCAATTAGTTTATACAACTGATGCAGATGAAAGCTCTGAAACAGTAGACGCATTTATTTGGGCAAAGGTATAAGATCGCATGGGTGGGTAGGGTTATTTTCCCCTGCCCTGCCCATTCTTTTAAGGAGTAAATAATGAAAAAAACAATAACAGGAATACTTATAGGATTGTCATTTGTTATTTTAATGGGTTTATCATTTTCTAATAGACCAATAGAAACAGGTGACTATCTAATTATTAAAGATTCTGATGGTGGAAGTCATAAAGTAAAATGGGAAGCAGTAGAAACATTTGCAGAACAAAATCTCGACACTCTACCTTCGGCAATAGTTAATACAATGCCGACAGTTACTGGTACAGCCGATTCAGTCAACTTAAACTATTCACCTGATGTACCAGTATTAACAGCAGGGTTAGAAGTAACATGGATAGCTTATGACACTAATACAGGTGCAGTAACACTAACAATAGACGGATTGGCAGAAAAGAATGTATATGAAAGCGGTGATATTTCAGCATTAGACGCAGGTGATATTGACACATTAATGGTTGTTAGATGTGTATATGACGGTACACAATGGCAACAAATAAGTCAATCAGGTAATTAATAAGGAGTGCCTATGAGTTGGGCAACAACAACATTATCAACAACAGCTTCAATAGCAAAACTTGAACGTGAGATAAATAATCTAATAGAATCGAGTGGAATTGATTATCTTGGCGATGGTTATGATATATCAACTGCGAGTGATCATTCAAGATCTGTAGACGTAACAGGTGGTGTGATAGAAATAATCTGCAAAGTTTCATCTGAGATTACGATTAAAGACACTAAATCATTAACACTAACTATTCAAGATTCTGCTGACGATATAACATTTGCAAATATCTATACAGGCGGGATTTTATACACTAAAACTGCAAGTGGTGACGAAACAATCGCTATTGGAACAGAGTTATTTAGGTGGGTAGTACCAACCAATATCGAAGATTATGTTAGATGTGTAGTAATTTCTGATGCAACTAATTTAGGAACTATTGATATTTACACTCAATCTAAATGGGCAGACAAAATCACTTTTGCAAAAACTAAGATAAAAAATAAACTCAATACTTGGCTATTTGGTAGAGGTTATAAAGACTATCCTGATTATGATAATGACGAAGTTCTAATTGATTTGATCAGTAATCCCAGTGAATTTGCAATGGCTTCTGATTTATTAACACTACATTATATTTTCCGAGATTTAGCAACTGGTAAAGGTGATGACCATATTTACTACATTAAATCGCAGGAATATAAAGCAGACTTTGAAGAAGAGTTTAACGAAGCTGTGAGACGAATTATCCTTGATTCAGACCAAGATGGAACAGCAGATAAAGACACTCCCGAGGATTGGACACCTAAGTTAGTTGTATGATGATTATATTGTTTCATGCTAACTTTCAAGGAATGGAAGAGTCAATCAGTTTCACTCGTAGAGATATGCGAGATATTGGACTGAAAGCACGTAAACTTATGCGAGATAGGGTCGCAAAAGGTAAGGATATTAATGATTCTAAATTCAAGAAATATTCAGATGGATATGCCAAATATAAAAAGAAACTTGGTAAAAATCCTTCTATTGTTGATATGATGGATTCAGGAACTTTAAACAATGGTATTAGAGTCAATGCTATCAGTAACGATACCGTTGACATTGAAACTTCTCTACATCGCAATATAGGCGAATATCATCAAACAGGAACAGCAAGAGGAAACAAAAAGCGTGAATGGTTCGGAATTTCCAAGTCAAATGAATCTGTTTTAAATAAATATATCCAAAATAAGATTAACAATAAAATAACAAGGTGGAATAATGGATAATAAACAATCTCCTGCTTTACATTATATAAAAACTATTTTAAGATCAGATTTCAAAGTCGGTGAATATCCATTTGATGTTGATAAATACGCTTTAGGCGATTGGAATGCAGTCGCTTTAGTTCAAGATGGCGATGAACTACTATATGAACCACAACAGAATAAAGCAGTAAATAAAGAGTGGAACATCACAATTTGGCTATATTCCAATAACAAAAAGCAAACAATAGACTATGTTTTAGGTTTACAGAAAGATATCGAGGATTTAATATTAGACGATGTAAGCCTCGATAGTACCGTTAGGTGTATAAACATCATTTCAATAGAGAAGGGTGATGAGCTAAGTGTGTTTGACGGTCATACTGTAGGTTATCATGGTAATAAAACTTGTAGAAAGTTGAATTTTGTGGCAAAAATAGATCAAGTGAGGTAAAGAATGAAATTTAAAATCAAAGACGGGCATCCCAAAATGTCGGTAATTTATAAAAGTGTTAAGTACGTCTTAGCTGACCTTGATGAATTACCTGATGAAGTTTTCAAATATGCAGTCAAAGGAGATTACGGGATAGTAAAAGTAAAAGAGGAGAAGAAAGATGTCAGCATTAGAAGCAAATAAAACGATTATAGTAATAGGTCGAGAAACAACCTACGGAACAGCGTTCACTACACCGACAGTCAAAATACCAGATATGATGGAATATACTTTCGGCGTTGCAGGTATTGACGTTCCGCAAAAAACACAGACACTTGAACCTAAAATCAAGACAAGTCAAGAAGGACGAAAATCACCAACAGTTACATTGTCAGGAATTTTAACAGACGAGCATGAAGAATTTCTGGTTGCATTTTTCGGAGACACGGCAAGTCCTTATGTATGGGGAACTTCTGACGTAGCAGCTGATGCGGCAGGACATTCATATACAATCTGCCAAGCAATACCAGCAGCAAGTGATGATTTGGGCGATGGAGTCCAAGCGACAGGATGTAGATTAGAGTCTTTTGAAATCAATAGAAATGGTGATTATATCGGCTACACAGCTACGTTCAGAGCTAAAACCATTGATGATATGGTTGACTTTTCAACTTATACATTAACAGGAATTACAGACACATCATATCCTGAATTAATATCGTTCTTGTGGCAAAATGTAACTTGTTCATTATTGGATACTGTTGCATTAACAAGTATGAATACATTTGGATTAAGCCTAACAAATACATTTATGGATGATGATCCTGCATTCCAAAATTCACAAACAAAAGGGAGAGACTATATTTGTTCAAGTGGCGGACAACTTACAGCCGAATGGATATATGATACAGTAAGTGATGCAACAGTATATGATAATTTATTCAAACAAACTACCCAGACAGATGTAGTGAGTATTATTAATGCTAATAAAACTTGGACGTTTACAACTGAAGGACAATATCAGGAATATTCTAAGCCGGACAAAGAGTCTTGTTTATTCACAGGTAGCTTTACCAAGCAATTACTCGGTGATGCAAGTAATACAGCGTTATCAATAGCAGTATCATAATAGGAGGATATTATGGGGAAAATAAAATGCGAATGGCTCGATAAACAGCCAACATTTAAGAAAAAAGTTAAGTTAAAAGATGGCACTGTCATAGGCACAATTCACGCTTTAACTAAATTTGATTACTCAGAAATTTTCACAAAAAGCGATGGATTCACTAACCAAGTTGAGTTTTCGATGTGGTCAATAATCCAATCATTAACAGGACACGGTTGCGGTTGGGAACTCGATAGAGAACTTAATTATGAAAATTTGAATGTATTATCAAAAGACTTTTTCAATGCATTTGCAGAAGCTGTAAATAACTTTGAAAAACAAAATGAAATCACGGAAGAAATAGTAAAAAACTAAAAACGGCTCTCCTTTTTCTGATGAATAACAAAGGTCAAGGGGGAGAGCTGATAAGAGGTAACGCAGGTGAAGATAGATTTTGTAGGCAATGTCCCGATTATGACCGTTGCGATAGGAAAGGTAGACGAGTATTCCAATGCAATACAGATATAATCGAATTTGCCAACGAGATAGCAACAGGATTCACAATGTACGTTTGGGAAGGCAATCTAACACAGCAGCCTGCGTGGTGGTTCACTTTACTAAAACAATGTCAAGGTATCATAGCCGAGATAAGGACAGATAATGCCAAGAGATTTCAGAACAAGAATAGTAGTAGATAATAGCAAAGCCAAAAGGGAAGTCAACGAGTTTACAAGAGCAATAGATAGACTTGGTGAAGAAATAAAACAAACTTCTACTGGAATGAAAAAAGCTGGTAGAGAAACCGATAAAACATCTCGGTCGATGAAAAAAGCGAAGATGGCATTTAAAAGTGTCGCTATTGCGACCGCTTCCGTAACAGCCGCTATAGTTGCCATGAAAAAGGCGTTTGATGTATCGGTTCAGCTTAAAAACGTTGCTCGTGATGCAGTTGAAACAAAGGATAAATTTGAACAGGTATTTTCTTCGGTCGTAGTCGAAGCACATATTATGTCAAGTGCATTGCAATCAGAATTTAAACTTGCTTCTGCAACATCGCAAGAGCTTTTAGGTAACACGGGTGATCTATTGGTAGGATTTGGCTTTACCGAACAAAAAGCATTATCTTTATCACATAGAATTGGTAAGTTAGCTTTAGATTTACGATCATTTAAGAATATCCAAATGGAAGCTACCGAAGTTAGTTCTTTAATGATTTCAGCTATGAGCGGTAATATGAGAGCAATTCGATCTCTTGGCGTAGTTCTCAGATTAGAAGACACAACGCTAAAAGGATTAATCAAACGCTATGAAAAAAAACTTGGTTATGATAAAAAGCAAGCGGTAGCATTAGCTGTATTAGATGAAGCATATAACCAATCATTTAAATCAGTTGGAGACTTTACAAGGACACAACATCAATTGGCAAATCAAGAGAGAATCCTTGCAGAACAATTTAAGGAAATTAGTAAAATACTTGGTGACAAACTGTTACCCGTTGCACTTAAAGTTACGGGCGATATGGTTTCGTTCTTCAACGCCCTAACATATGAAATTAAGCTAACAGAAGAAGGAACACTTTTATTAAGAGATGAGTTTTTACAACTCGGTGATAATCAAACAAAAGAAAAAATGACAGCTCTCAAAAATGAAATAACCGAAATTAAAGAAGCATTAGAAGCAGAAAGAACACCCGGCGTATTAACGAGTTGGAAAAATCAACTTATATTATTATATGATTTCATAATGAACCCATTTAAATTAGCATCAGACTCTCTTATTGATTCAATAACTTATGCAGGAACAGCAATTGATGAATTAACAAGTGGACTTACTGGTGATATTTGGCTTAATTTCATTAATGATTTAGAAACAGTAATGGATTTTTTATCGGTAGATGAAGAAAAAGTAAAGATACTACAAACTGAATTAAACACACTATCTATGGCATTATGGAATACTGGTGGAAGATGGGAAGCGTATGAGAAATGGGCAAGACAATTTGTTGTTGTAACTGACGATGCAACAGTATCTCTCCAATCCCAAATAATCCAATATTCAGCGTTAAGCACTGAAATTGACAGTATAATATCAAAACAATCTGGTATTGGTGCAGGTTTCTTAATGGAAATGGGTATTGATATTGATACTCTCGGACTTGAGAAAGCTCAGGAAATTTTGGAGAATATAAAAAGCGAATCCATCCTTGTGCAATATGAATCTTTAGTTTTAAGTGAAGATGATCTAAAAAAAACAAAAGAAAAACTCAAAGCTGTTGAATTTGCTTTAGGTATTAAAATTGAAGGATTGGAAGAATCAACTAAAGAACAGGAAAAACTATTAAAGAAATTCCATTCAAGGGCGTTAAAAACAGCTAAAGATGATTATGATAAACGCCGAGCAGAAGTAAATAAATATTATGATGATAATAAAACAAAATTAATTGATGCTGGGTTGGCTGAAAATAAAATCAAGGAACAGAGAACAGCTGAACTGCTTAAAATCACAGAGGAAGAAACCGAAGCTGTAGATAAAATTAAAAAGAAAGCAGCTGATAATTGGTTGAATTTCTATAATAAGAATATTGCCGATGAGATCGGAATAACTCAATCTGGTATAGATGCAAAACTTGAAAAAGCTCGTGAATATGTTGATAAAAAGTACCTACTTCAAACTGAATATCTCGAATTAGAAAAGCGTTTAGCCGATGAAATGTTGGATTACAAAATTGATAAATGGCAAGAAGAACACGAAATATTTAATGGCGTTTTAGATTCAATGTTTTCTGGATATGATACAATGATCAATAATATGCTTAATAGTGATATGACCTATAAAGAAAAGAAAGATGAGATCTGGGATTCTATGAAGTCTTCATTTATTGGTATTATGGGTGATATATTAAAAGAATATATTAAAAAACAAATAATAATGACATTAATAGGTGATACAGCAAAAGTTGCAGAAGCTGGTAAAGCGGTAGTGTTGGGAGCGGCAATAACAACGGCACTTACTCCAGCTGCTATAGTTGCAACAACAGCAACGTCGGGAGGTGCTGCAACAGTAGGGGCAGCGTCTTTTGCAGCTGCTTGGTCAGCAATGTTAGGCACTATTGCAAGTTTTGCAGATGGTGGTGAGTTTACTGTTCCGCAAGGATACCCAAATGATAGTTACCCAATGTTAGTTCAATCAGGAGAACACGTAAAAGTAACACCATCAGGCGGTGCAAATAGAACAGATGAACTATTAGAGATATTAATTGAAGTTATAAATAAGAAACCTGTTGCAAATACAGTTGTTTTTGATGATATTGGAATGAGCCGATATGTAGAGCGTGGTGGGCTGAAAAGGTCAGTAATATGAGTTGGACAATAGAATTTATAACTTGGAGTGGTAGTAATGGCGGAGAGTCTTTTCATACTATTTCTGATAATATTATTGATCTTAAAATTGACGCTGATAAAATAACAGGTATTGATTATCATTCGCAAGAAAGCAGAAATGCCAAAATAACAATATTAAATGATAATAGTGATTTTTTTCAAAATAATATTATTAATGATATTAGTAATAATATTTTTGGTTATTCAAAAATATTTTGGGATCACGCAGTTAGAATAAAATTAAATGATGAAATAAAATTTACCGGTTGGGTCAAGATAACATCAATAAAATATAACAAAAAAACAGATATTATCGAATTAACAGCCAGTGATATTTTGAGTGTGATGTTGGCAAATGGTGAGTATTCAACACAGTTGGGGGGGATAACTCATCAATTTAGAGATTTGTTAAGATCTTTAATTTGGAATAGTTTTAACCCTCAATATAGTGAATTTGGAATTGACGAATACGGGCTTAACGTTATCAATAATTACGATTTTCAAACTGGAATTTCTTATAATGGATTAGAATTAACAATGACTAATGAAGATTGGGGAATGGATTATAATAATTGGGATGACTATTTTGGAGCAGAAATAAATACTTTTTGGGGATATGGTATTTGGTATGCTCCCCATTTTCTACATTCAAATCCACATAATATCCTAAATTTAAGATTAGAAGACGGCATTCCTATATTGACATTAATGCGATATTTTAAGTGTAAATATAACCCCTATCAGGGTTCTCATCATATTAAAGAAAAATTATCTTTGGCAACTTGTAAATTTGATAGCAATATGATTCCTTATGATTTTTATGCAGATACAACAACAACAACAACAACAAGTGATAATCCAAGTCAGCAAACAATAAATTATGGTGCTGAACTTTTATATAATAATGATTATGTCAATGCTGGTCATCCAACAATCAATGCTTTAAGTTTAGATATTGATGGTGAAAATACTATCTATTTTGGTGAATATGAAGAAAATCCGATTACTATTAAATTTGATGGATTAATCGGATTTACAGAAATAATATTTAATGTTGGCGAATATTCGTTCAATGCAAGAATAAAAATGTTATTAATGATAAATAATCTCGCTTTGAAAGTTGATAATCTCGGTAATATTGTAATAATTAACAAAGATTATTCAATTTCTGATTATATAATTGCAGATGCTGATGTTTTGGAATTTACACAATCGAGAGTTTTGCGTAAAAGCCCAGATTATTCGAGTGTTTTATCACCATTAGCAGATAATGTGAATATAATTACAACAGCACTTCAAAGCTATTACGATGACTTTATCCCAGACTTTGAATATTCGGTGGAAATAGTTAATAATTATGATTTGAATTTGAATGATGAAATCACTGTTTATGGTAAGCAAATGATAATCGTTGAAATTGATAAAGATTTAGACGATTTTTCATATAAAATTAAAGCGTGGAGTACATAAATGGCAGCTAAAATATTATTTGGGTTTGGTGGGGTTAAATTTTCGGCAGGAACTGACACAGCGACTTTTGAAGGTGGGAATGGAACGATTACATACACACCAATTCAAATCATAAAAGAAAATGTAAATCATAATATTATAAGTAGATTATTGGGCTACAGGGTTACAATAAACACTTCTGATTTATATAATATAGATTCTGATGATTATGAACAATATCAACATTTGGCACGAATATTAAGTAGTTTAGTAAATTCAACTTTGCAAAGAACGGTTACAATATATCCAAGATACGATACGACAATTACAAACGATCTAACTTATGAATGTATTTTAACAAGTGCATTTAGTCCTGATGATATTTGCAGGATAAAAACAGGACAAGTTTTGAATTTAAGTTTTAGTTGTATAGCAATGCAAGACACTATTCCAACAACGGTTTCAAATACAACAGAAAGTATCTATTGGGATGGAGCTGATGAATATTGGGATGGAACTGATAATTATAAAAATGGTTTAGGATAAAAGGAGGATAAAATGGGAAACAAAAGATGGATGCCGCCAGATAATAATGATATTGTTGCATTAGCAGCAGACGACTATATTCCAGTAACAGATCATAGTGATTCAGATACAGATAAGTATTTCACACCATTAGAAATGGCGGTTTATGTAGCAAAGGGATTCACTTTAACAGGTGCGTTAGTAGGTGGAGCACAAACAATTTCAGGAACAGCTTTTGATATTAATGGTGGAGCGATTGATGCTGTAACATTAGGCACTAATTCAGCGATAACAAATGCAGTAATTACAACTGTTGATATTAATGGTGGAGCGATTGATGCTGTAACATTAGGCACTAATTC